GCGGAGACAGTCGCTTCCTCCACCCGACAAGGGTCAGGGATTAAGTCATCAACTTCACGCCTTCTCAACCAAGAGAAGGAACGAAAGAATGACAAACGTAACTAAAGTATTAAACACACAGCACTTTGTAGGTATCTCATTTCATGCCATAGCACTCAAGCACCTACCTGAAGGCGCAGAGTTCAGACGCAAAACACTAGCAATCTCTTCATTCACTAAGAACCACTACAACCCAAAGGATGACTTTGGGGCTGAATGTTACTCATGTACTAACAACGACGACATCAACCGCGAGATATTCTTAAACCCTAACACTGTTGTCTATATTGAGGATGATGGGCAAGAGGTGGTTGTTGCTGGTAGTGACGAGCAGTTAAACAATGAGGACAACATTGAATTAGCGGAAGCTATTGAGATTGAAGCAGTCAAGATCAACAACGATGTAAATGGAAACCCTCGCTACTATTTTGCTGGCTATATGTTCCGAGATGGTAGAGGTCGCAGAGTTCGCCCAGCATTTGCCGATAAGTACAGAGGAAAGAAGTTTGGAGCTGGTTGGGTCTTTACGTCTTTTAACCTCAATAGCACACTGAGAAGATCAATCGCCTACACTGATCTAATCTTGGTAGGGGCGAAGTCATGAGCAACTCACAGCCAAAGACCCTTTACATGGGCACACTTAAAGCAACTCTTAATGATAACAGTGGCTACGCCCAAGACGGCTCAAGCTATTGGGTGTCTATTATTGCCAATGCAACCGAGGCTGACCCAGTCGGTCAGGTGATCAAGGCGCGTTCTTATGGTAGCTATAAGACTGCCGAACGTGGTGCACTCAAGATGATGATGCAAATTGAGCCTTATGGGGTGCTATCATGAGAGACCTTATCAACCGCATGTCTACTCGTGAATTCTGGTCAGACTTTGGCCTTTTATTCTGTGTCGCAGTTTCAATCATAGTTGTTGTCTCAGGTCACTTGAGTGTCTGAGCCTACTTGTGCCGCCATGTTTCGGCGTGGCGCATCAAGTGGACTTAGCCACTACAACAACTGAAGGAACAAAAGAATGGTAAAAGATACATACAGCAAGAAGACACTTTTTATGTCTCAAGCCCCTAACTTCAACTTTGAATTGGATGCTGATCAGATCGTTGAGAAGGCTCTGGAAGCTGGGTTCGTCACAAAGATTGGCAATGACCTGTATGAGGTCAACAAACTTTATGAAGGAATGGGAGCAAGCAAATGAGAAGCGATAGATTCGAAGTGAACAAGGTTCAACTGATCAATGGAGCACTGGCAGACTGTCAGGCTTCATTGCAAGCCTCTTATGATTACATCAGGGACAGCAAACTTAGCTTTCACCAAAGTGGAAAGAAGAAAGATGAGCTACTGGAGCAAATCAATCTTTCGCTGACCATTCTTGAGTTGATGAAGAGGGGAAGCAAATGAGACTTTACACAAACAAACGCGGCGATTGGGCTGGCACTCAGTCAGACGCTAGGAAACTTGGTGGTAAATACATTGAGGTTGATGTCCCAGTAATGAAGGCTGACTTGCTGGCATTCCTAAATCAAAACTCAGTGGGAGCAATGGCAGTCGAGAGCAAGCCAGAGCCAACCCCAGCCGAGCGACCAGAGGTCTTATCACATGACGCCGCTGGCTGGGTCTCTTGGGCTTACGAGAGATTGAGAAGGGGTCAGAAAGCAGACGCTGAAGCAATGCTTCTCAAGGGTCTAAAGATACAGCGAGAACTAGCCAGCTGATTACATCAGTTAACCCAGCGTCTAGGCGTTGGGTTTTCTCATGCAATCAAGCATGAAACTAAAGGAGACTCAAAATGACACTTACTCTAACTTTCCTTGATTTAGTCGAGATGGATTGCAAGTTGATCTGGGATGGCAGAGCCCACAGGGCGCGAAGTATTGGCAAGGCTGAGAGATTCGCGGGTTTCTCTGACTATGACACTCGTTTGATCACTGACTACAAGCCCAGCCACATCCATAAGTTCTTTGACCACCTCGCAGAACAGGGGCTGTCTAACAATACTATTAACCACTACGGGGCAATGATCATTAAGGTTTTTGGTCACGCAGTGGCTGAAGAACACATCTCACACGTACCCAAATTTAAGTATCGGAAGGTCAAAGGAAACCAGCGGCCTTTATACTTTACACAGTCTCAGATTGCCTTAATGTCCGAATACTTTCGTAAAAGTGCCGACTTCAAATCTTTGGAGCACTATTTGACCATAGGCATTCAGACTGGAATGAGAATTGGTGAAATAAGGAAGATAAACAATTGCACATTGATACAAGACGAAACTGGTGGCTGGAGTGTTTTTCTCTCAGACACGAAGAATGGTGACTCAAGAACAGTCCCATTAACGGATGAAGCCTTGTCGTCAATCAGGAGCCTTGGAACGGACATTTCAAAGGACTGGAACAGCAAGCTATTTTATCGAGGCTGGAAGCAGATGCGAAGGGCAATCCTAGGCAACGATGAGCGTTATGTTTTCCACACAACACGGCACACTTGCGCCACCACTCTAGCAAACTCAGGAGCATATAACAGTGAACTGATAGGGGCTTATTTAGGCCATAGAGACCTAAACACGACTCGCAAATATATCAAGAGTGAACCCCAGACGATGCGATCAATGGCTGAGTTGATGAGGGGAGCACAGGCTAAGAAGAATACTACACCGCAAGCCAAGCAAGGCGACTTGTTTGGACTGTAAGTTCAAGAAAAGGGAAGTAAAATGAACAACGACGATAAAACCAGAGGTGGCAAGCAAGCCAACCCAGTAACAAAAATCTACAACGAGACTATGAGGGAAGACGGGCAGAAAAAGTGGGAAGCAAAGTACACAGGAGCAAAAGACGTTACTGAGCAAGCCCCAGAATACCAACAGCTGAAGAATGTTTTGGATGTTGTGGCAGAAGGTCTTGCAGGGGACATTGAAGCCGCACGTAAGGGCAAAGGAAGACGCCCTACATGGCTTGATGATCTTATGCACCTAGACCCAAGACAGCTGGCCTTGATCGGCTTACAGTGCTGTTATAATGCGGTGCTAAAGGACAGCACTCTAAGCAATGTCACTCAAGAAATTGGAAGCCTAATTGATAGAGAATGTCTGGCCTTGGAACTACTACACAGTGATGATGAGGAAGCCAACAAGAACAACAGGCGGATCGTCAAGATGGTCAGTGAAGCCCACACTTCGGCACANATCCGACTGAAGGCACTCAGGAGCATAGCCACCAAGAATGGCACCAAGTCCATTTACTTTGGAACTGTTGAGAAAAAGGGTGATCGAAAGATGCACTTGAAGCGAAGGACAGCCAACGCCGCCCCAATTCTCTCGGCTATCTTTCAGCATTGCCACATATTCGAAAAGGACACCCAGTTCACTACCCCAACCAACAGCATCACAAGACTTGCGTTTACTCAGGAAGCACAAGAGCAACTTGAGAAGAGCAAGGACTACTTGCAGTGGTCACAGCCGCTTCTAAAGCCAATTCCGATGGACTCCCCTAGACCTTGGGATGGCTACCACACAGGGGCTTATAAGGACTGGCGGCTGGCAGAGGCAGTCAAGTTAGTTAGAGGGGCATCTAGCAAGCAAATTGAGGCCATAGAGCACTCTTTCAAGGGTGAAACCCCAGAGCACTTCAGAGCACTCAATGCACTGCAAGAAACTAGGCTCTGCATCAATGAGGAGATGCTGGAAGTTGTAGAATGGTGCTGGGAATGTAGGCACTCTTTCGGTAAGTTCCCAAAGCGAGATACTCCAGATTTCCCAAAGCTACCAGAAGACCACATGACAATGGATCAGGACTTGAAAAAGGCAATCAAGGAAGACCAGCGCGAATGGCGAAACACTGACCGCAGGGTAAAGGGTGCTGAAGCTGTCATGAAGCAGGATTTGATGGTAGCTAATGAGCTGGTAATCTTTGATTACTTTACGATCCCTTGGGCTTGTGATTTCAGAGGCCGCTTCAATATGGTTCCGTCTTTCAACTACCACAGGGACGACCACATTAAGTCACTCTTCCAGTTCCAAAGAGGACGCATAGTCGAGGGTCAGAATATTCGCTGGCTTAAGATACACATTGCCAACTGTGGCGGCTTTGAGAAAATCGACAAAGCACCACTGGATGAACGTGTGGCTTGGTTTGACAGGAACGAGGGCTGGCTTTTGGACATGGCTAAAGACTACAAGTCCAGTCTGGGTCTATGGAATACTGCCGACAAGCCTTTTCAGTTTCTCGCCGCACTTTTCGAATACCAGAGGTTTATTGAAGAGGGCGATGAGTTTGTGGGGTACATCCCTTACGCTCTGGATGGCACCAATTCGGGCGTCCAGCACTATTCCATGCTAACCCTCGGAGAAGACGAGGGAAGGCTATGTAACCTAGTACCACAGGCCGAAATGGCTGACCTTTACCAGACTGTTGCTGATAAGGTTACAGGCAGACTTGAGGCTGACTTGGAAGACCCCAGTGCCTTTGGAAAGAACCCCATCACTAAAGCAGAACTGGCGCGTATTTGGCTGGACTATGGTGTGGATCGACGCCTGACAAAACGACCATCAATGGTATTTGCCTATAGTTCCGTTGCGGCTGGTATGACTGGNCAATTNATGGAAGACGTAATGAAACCGCTACAGCGTGACGTGAGCTACGGGGACATCGAGTTCCATCCGATTGCTAGGACTAACAAAGAGCGAAAGGTTGCGGCTCGTTACCTTGCTGAACACTGTTACGACAGCATTGTGGAAACTCTTCCCAAGGCGGCTGAAGCAATGAAGTGGATTCAATCTTGCACCAATGTTCTCAGTAAGCAAAATAAGCTGGTCAATTGGACTTCCCCAAGTGGCTTTAGAGTTTTCCACAACTACCTAAAGAGGGACAGGGTGGAGACTAAAATCTTTCTATTCGATACAGCCGTAGGCGAGAGAACTAGGTCAAAGGTTTCTTTGTCGCTGGATACAGGCAAGGTGGATGTGAGGAAGAACACAGCCAGCGTTGCGGCTAACTATATACATTCGCTCGATGCCTCTGGCATGGCTAAAACCATTGTCAGGTTGCGCGATCAGTTTGACGGGCAGGGTGAGGGCGGTTGCCAAGATTTCTTTATGATACATGATTCATTTGCAATCTCTGGAGATGTTGACGACCTCTACTATGGTGTTCGTGATGCACATATTGAGATGTACCAGTCTGAGAACCTACTGCTTAAATGGCAAGAAGAACTGAGACAGCAATTAGACCATCCCAATGACTTCGAGAAAGCTGGAGTAGAGCCAATTCCAGAGATGGGAAACCTAGACTTACAGCTGATACGGGAGAGCCAATTCTGCTTTAGTTAATACTTATGTCACCCCTAAGAAGCCCCTGAGTTCACTTTCCTCCTCCTTGGACTCTAGGGACTTCATTCTCCCAAACTGAAAGGCCATCCATAGATAACTATGGGTGGTCTTTTTTACTTTAGAAAGACAAAAGAATGGCTAAAAAACCAAAGATTAACTTTGTGACTCCTATTGGTGTGGCTAAGTACCCCCACCTAAACAAACCAGATACTGCCTTTGACTCTGAAGGTAAGTATAAGACAGAACTATTGCTGTCTGCCGAAGACGCAAAGCCTTTAATTAAGAAGATTGAAGATGCGGCTAAAGCTGAACATGGGTCTGCCCATTACAGAGTTCCTTATGTGAAAGATGAAGAGACTGGGGAAGTGGCTTTCAAGCTACAGTCTAAGTTCCAACCCGATTTCTTTGACACAGCTGGTCAAGTTGTGCCTGTAAACAAACTTCCAAAGATAGGCGGTGGAAGCCGTTTGAAACTCAAAGGCTACCTTAATGTCTATAAGGTCTCTGGTTCAGCTGGTGTGGCTATCACACTACAAGGCTGTCAGATAGTAGAGGCTACCCAAGGCATGAATGGGTCAGGCTTTGATGCCATCGAGGAAGGTGGCTTCACTGTAGATGTTTCAGCGATTGATGAAGCATTTGAACCAATTGGTAACGAAGACAACTTTGACTTTTAATCGTCGGAATTACCGAGGCATCAAGGAAGGCTACAGGTCTGGACTTGAAGTTGGTGTTGCTGAAGAACTCAGGAGACTAGGTATTCCGTTTACCTACGAGACCGAGAGGTTTTCATACTTAATCCCATCGCGGACTGCCAAGTACACCCCAGACTTTATTCTCCCAAAGGCTGGTGGTGTATGGTTTTTAGAAACCAAAGGACGATGGGTGACAGCTGATCGACAGAAACATGTGTTGATTAAGAAGCAACTACCTAACATAGACCTACGTTTCCTTTTCCAGAATGCCAACGCGAAGCTGTATAAGGGGTCTAAGACTTCTTATGCAGACTTCTGCATCAAGAATGGTTTCACTTGGGCACATAAAGTGATTCCAGATGAGTGGATTGAAGAATGCCATGAGGGCATGAAGCAAGCCAAATAAAGAGAGCCAAGGGCGGTCTTCGGATCGCCCTTTTTCTTTTTAAGGGAAGCAATAATGACATCACTAGAATTAGTAAGACGACTTGCTACGAATGAAGCAAGCGATGAATGCTACACGCCAACAAATCAAATACAGCCGATACTCAAATACCTAGACAAGTCTAAGACCTACTATGAGGCAACCAGTGGAAAGTCTAGTTTGATAGTCGATGCTTTTAACGAAAGCGGCTACAGTATTGTAGGTTCTGAAGGCAAAGATTTCTTCAGTACAACTCAAGATGATGTCCACGATGGTATCATCACAAACCCCCCATACAGTAAAAAAGATGACTTCATAGAACACTGCTACAGCCTTCAAAAGCCGTTTGCTTTGTTTCTTCCTGTCGCCGCCTTCCAAGGTAAACGCAGGGGCAACCTATTCATGGAATATGGAATGTCTGCACTGGTCTACAACAACCGAGTTGATTTCACAGGTAAAGGCTCACCCCCCTTTGGGAATGCTTGGTTCATGTGGGGCATCACGCCACCAAATACAATTTATTGGGTCAACAACCCACCTAAAGGAACGAACAAATGAATGAACAAGAAGAGAGCACTTTTGTGTCTCATGAAGCATGTGACGCCTGTGGGTCATCGGATGCAAACAGCCTCTACTCTGATGGACACAGCTTTTGCTTCAGCTGTCAGAAACGTACACCAGCTGACGGGGAACAGAAGCCCAGCGCAAAGCCAAAGATAGACACCAACTTCCTGACTGGTGATTTCATGGAGTTGAGGTCTCGTAGGCTGACTGAAGAGACATGCCGTAAGTTCGGATACTTTGTTACCAAGAACAGCAAAGGCGAACCAATTCAAGTGGCTAACTACAAGGATGCCAAAGGCACAATCACAGGCCAGAAGATACGAACAAAAGACAAAGACTTCCCGACCATTGGGAAGATCAATGGCCTCTTCGGTATGCACATGTGGACAGCTGGAAGGAAGATCGTAATTTGCGAGGGCGAACTTGATTCCATGAGCGTATCGCAAATCCAACAGCATAAATTCGCCACAGTGTCTGTGAGAAATGGAGCACAGGGCGCAAAGAAAAACCTTCTGGAAAACATTGATTACCTTAATGGCTTCCAAGAGATAATCTTAATGTTTGATCAGGATGAAGCAGGGCGTAAGGCCGCTACAGAATGTGCTGAAGTTCTGCCAATTGGCAAAGTTAAGATTGCAGTGTTGCCTCACAAGGACGCCAATGAGTGTCTAGTCAAAGGTGAAGCTGGAGCAATCATCAGTGCAATTCATCAGGCCGCTGATTACAGGCCAGATGGCATAGTCCAGATGTCTGACATGCGTGAGACTGTTGCAACACCAGATGCTGAAAGCCCTTACAAGTATCCTTACCCAAGGTTGAACTTCATGACTAAAGGCATGAGGGGCATCACAACCCTTGTCAGTGGCTCTGGGTGTGGGAAGTCAACTCTAGTGCGCGAGATCGCCTATCATTTGCATATGACAGGCTCAACTGTAGGCATGTTGATGTTGGAGGAAAACACCAAGCGAACTTCGCAGGGGCTAGTAGGACTCCACATAAACAAGAACATCGTCATTGATCCAGAGGCCGCGACAGTAGATGAGGTAAAAGCTGGTTTTGATGACTTGGTGTCAAATGGCGAAATCTACTTATTCGATCATGTGGGCACGTTTGACTTAGATATTATTTGTTCTCGCATAAGATACATGAAGCACGGCCTCGGCTGTGATGTCGTCTTTTTAGATCACATTAGTATTCTCGTAAGTTCGTATGCTGGAGCCTCTGACAACGAGAGGGTTCTGATAGATCACATAATGCACACGTTAACTACTTTATGTGTCGAATTGGATTTAGCTCTAGTTCTTGTGTCCCACCTCAAGAGGCCAAAGTCTGAACGAGGTCATGAAGGTGGCGACAAAGCCCAGCTGTCACAGCTTCGTGGAAGCCATAGTCTAGCACAGCTGGCTTGGTTCTGTATCGCCTTGAATGTGGATGAGGAAGACCCCACGTCAGGCAAAAGACAACTTACTATCCTAAAAAACAGACACACTGGTTTTCTGGGGCAAGCAGATACGCTCCAGTACAATTCAGAGACAGGCAGACTAACGGCTGTCGATGATAACTTCGGCTTCTAAGCCACCCCCCAACCCCAAACATTAGTAAAGCAAAGGAACACGTATGCGTGGTTTATCAAGCACGTCTCGCGAGGCGTATGCAAACACAGATTTAACTAGAAACACAAGAATGGTCTTTGATGTCATTCAAGCCGCTGGCGACAAAGGTTGCATCAGTGCACAAGTACAGCTTGCACTCAAGCACATGCCATATGGTTCAATCACGAACCACTTCAAATGGCTCAAAGACGCTGGGCTTATCACAGTCATTGGTAAGCGAAAAAGTCCCTATGGGCGCAACCAACAAATTTTCAAAGCAACGAGGCAGTTAAATGCCCAAGGGGAGCTATTCCGATGAACACTACAGGAATCCATGAATACACAATGAATGAATACCAAGCTGATGCGGCTAAAACGATGATCTACAAGTGGAAGGTCATCTACCCTGCATTGGGTCTCGCTAACGAGGCTGGCGAGGTATTGGGAAAAATCAAAAAGCTAATTCGTGATCAGGATGTAACCTTTGATGGCATGGACACAATCCCAGCGCAGAAGAAAGCTGAGATATGCGATGAGCTAGGTGACGTGCTCTGGTACATCGCGGCACTCTCAAAAGACCTCGGTTTAACTCTTAATCAGGTAGCGGCAATGAACCACGAAAAGCTGACATCTCGCCAGAAGCGTGGTGTTCTTAAAGGCTCTGGTGATAAGCGATGAGTCGGTGGGGCTTTGATTTAGAGAGCAATGGCCTCCTAGATACCATTCATACTATCTGGTGCATTGTCTGCCGTGAGGTGGACACTGGCGAGGTACGCACGTTTAACCCAGATCAGATCGAGGACGCACTTGAGCTATTAGCCAGTGCTGACGAAATCATTGGTCACAATATAATAGACTACGACATACCAGCGATACAGATTGTATTCCCTGAGTGGTCAACTAAGGCCAAGGTAACTGATACTTTAGTTCTCTCGCGCCTGATACATGGCGACATGTTTAATGAGGATGCTGAACGCAACTTCAGTGTCGCTAAGTTCCCAAAGAAACTCTGGGGAAGCCACAGCCTAAAGGCTTGGGGTCTTCGCCTTGGTGACTTCAAAGATGACTACGATGGTGGGTGGGAAGCCTATAGTGAAACTATGCTTTCATACTGCGTTCAAGATACTCAGGTTACTGATACGTTATACAAGAAGTTGATGAAGACTGAGCCTACTCAGAAGTCTATCGACCTTGAGCATCGTATGGCTTCTATCTGCCGTGAGATTGGCAACAATGGATGGACTTTTGATGAGAAGAAAGCTGGTGAACTCTATGCTTATCTAGCTCAACAAAGGCACACCATTGAGGAAGACTTGAAGGAACTGTTTCCATCTTGGGAAGTGACTGAAGACTTCTATCCTAAAGTCAATAACAAGGCGCGTGGGTATGTCAAAGGTGAGTTGTTTGTTAAGTCTAAGACAGTCTACTTTAACCCAGCTTCTCGCGTCCACATTCAGAAGTGCTTAGTCGATAAGTACAAGTGGCGTCCCAAAGAGTTCACACCGAATGGTCAAGCTAAAATCGATGAGAAAATACTAAATTCTCTTCCGTATCCAGAGGCCAAAAGGTTAGCGTCTTTCTTCCTCTTGCAAAAGAGGATCGGGATGCTGGCAGAGGGCAGTGCCGCATGGATGAAGCGATGCAGTCCTGATGGCAGACTACGCCATAGGCTCAACAGTAATGGATGTGTCAGTTCGAGAATGACAGCCACCTCTCCGAATCTCCAGCAAATTCCGTCTGCTAACTCACCCTATGGAAAAGAATGCCGTGAACTATTCACAGCACCAAAGGGCTGGGTCATCTGCGGTACTGACCTTTCTGGAATCGAAATCCGCCTGATGGCTTCTTACTTACATCCTTATGATGGCGGTGAGTATGCGAAGGTAGTCGTGGATGGTGACATACACAGCTACAACCAGAAAATGACTGGGCTTGCCAGCCGTGATCTCTCGAAACGCTGGCTCTATTCCACGCTTTATGGTGGAGGTGATCAGTTGATTGGGGCTATCGCTGGCGGTGGTGCTAAGAGGGGCAAACAACTCAAGGACAACTTCGATAAGAATGTCCCAGCGTTTGCTACTTTAAAGAAGAACCTAAAGACAGCGGCTTCAAGGGGCTACATCAAAGGTTTGGATGGGCGCAAATTAAGGGTCAGATCGGAGCATCGTTGCCTCTCACAATTACTTCAGTCAGCTGGGGCGATAGTGGCGAAACAGTGGCTCATGATGACCTACGACACAATCAAATCAAAATATGGCGAGGACGCTTTCATAATGGGCATGATCCATGACGAAATGCAGATCGCTTGCAAAACAAAGGAGATAGCCGATGAAGTCGGGTGTATCGCTGGAAGAATGGCACAAGAAGCTGGGGTTGCTCTCGGACTTAACATTACCACTGCGGCAGAATATTCCGTGGGCGAACTTGGGCTGACACGCATTGAGAAGAGTGAATACTTAGAGAACTTAATACTTCTTTTTGTAATCATAGATCGAGGTTGGCGAAAGCCGTTCACTGTCAAAAGTGACTTCGCAAGAGTTGGAGCACTTCACGTTGCCATTGCGGCAAGTGAGGGCTTCATCACCACACAATTAGATGAAGATAGCTGGGGCAATCGTTGGTTCGTGACCCCAGATGGACAGGATATTCATGAAGAAATCAGCAGTACACTTAAAGAAGTCATTTACAAAACCCACACTCATCATTGATGGGGACTTATTCCTATTTAAAGCCGCAGTTGCGGTTGAGGAAGAGATCGACTGGGGAGATGACATATGGTCGTTATCAAGCGACCTCAAGGCCGCAAAGAAACTTTTCAAATCAACAATAGATGGTTTCAAGAAAGAGTTAGTTGTCAAAGATGTAGTCTTAACAATCTCTGGTCAAAACAATTTCCGTAAGGAGATACTAGACACGTACAAGGGTGGACGAAAGAAAGTCCGAAAGCCCGTTGGGTACAAAGCACTCGTTGAGTGGGCGATGGCAGAATACGAGAGCATTCTTGTGGACTGCTTAGAGGCCGATGATGTCATGGGCATCATGGGCTCGATGCCAAACACTGAGGCCATCATTGTCAGCGATGACAAGGACATGAAGACAATCCCCTGTCGTCTATTTAGGCCACAGGCGAATGAACGTCTGGTTATCAGTGACATGGAAGCCAATAAGAACTTCCTCATCCAAGCCCTCATGGGTGACATGACCGATGGTTATGGTGGGTGTCCAAAAGTAGGCATTAAGACAGCCGAAAAAATACTAGGCAACCGCCCAACTTGGGATGCTGTCGTCAATCAATATCAAAAAGAAAATCTAACAGCTGACTACGCGCTGACACAGGCTCGTATGGCTCGCATTTTGCGCTGTCAGGACTGGGACGATGAAAAAGGAGAGGTCATATTATGGAAACCATCAAGATAGATGTCGTCAACAAACCACCGCATTACAACACTGGGTCAATCGAGTGCATTGAGGCCATGCAAGCGATGGCTGATGGCTCACTGGTTTGGGGTCACAATGCCTACCTCTGGCAGAATGCTTTCAAGTACCTTTGGCGTTGGCCTTACAAAAAGAAACCCGTGGAAGATTTAAAGAAGTGCCGTTGGTACTTGGATCGCCTCATCACCCTCATTGAAGAAAAAGAAGAAACACCATGAATAATTTATTACCAAC